ACAGACTAACCGTCTCCCTGCGAAAGAAGCGATGTCGTTGCTACTGGTCTGTCCGCGTCTGGATAGGAACGTTGCGAAGTTGGCTTGGAGAGAGTAGTCGCCTAGTACGTAGCGCAGTGTGTCGATGAACACGGACTTGCCGTTTGCCCCTGTGCCGAACAGCATGAAGAAGACCTGCTCTTGCGTTGACCCTGTGAGACAGTATCCACATACACGCTGAATGTAGTCTACCATCGCTTGGTCGTGGTTGAAAATGCGGGCAAGAAAAGAAGTCCATATGGGGCATTCGTCCATCTCCTTGAGGTACGGTGCCCCTGCGCACTTGGTAAGCATGTCGTCGGAAATCGGGTTGGTGAATTTGCCACGGGAAAAGTCGAACGTTGCGTTGGGGGTGTTGAACACCATGTTGTCAGTGTCGAAGTCGTTCGTCTTAACAGATAGGAACTCCTTGCAGAACGTCAGTACGGATGAGAACTTCTTGGCAGACTCTAAACTGCGGGCGAACTTGTCGTATGTGTCGAACGCATCGGACGATTCTTCGACTTCGGATGGGATTTCACGAATGAGGGAGCGCAAACGGTCGTAGATGCCTGCCTCTGAGATTGCCCAGAACTTGCCGTTGAACTCCATCCACTTTCCTGTCGTCGTGTTGAACCGGACAACGGGTCTGTATTTGTCACAGAAACGCTCGGCAACACCTAGCTCGGTCAGCTTGTGCATAACGGCTTCGTTCGTGTCGTACTTGAGAACTGAGGCAATGAGGGTCTGAACTTCCTTGTCTGACAGGGGTTCTGGCAAACTGTTGTTCGCTAATGATACCATCTGCTCGATGACATGGTTCGGTAGTTTGCGTTCGCGCAGGCTACCAGCTAAACTGGTGAGTGTAGAGTTGCGTGCTGAGGGGTCTAGTGCCACTGGTCGCTTTCCTGTGCGTGCATTGCTCGTACGTGCATTTTGCCGTGTCTGAGGCGTTTGCGGCGAAGAAACGTGTTCTGATACTGCTTTGATGAACTGCTCTGGAAATGGCTTGATTTCTGCTGATGGGTCAACTGCTGTGTAGACCCACCCGCTCTCGTGTGTGGAGTCTTCGCCTATGACATAGCCACCATCGTTTCTGATGTCTACACCCTCAAGTATCTTGGTGCACGTCTTGATGGCAGGGTCACTGGTGTACTGGTAGTAAAGATGTCTGCCCTTACTCGTCATGACGGTGTACGTATCGGGTAGGTTGAGTCTTGCAATGACCTCTTCACCCTCTGCGCTGTCGATGTCTATGACAGTTATACCAGAGATTTCGCCAGTGACAACAGCGATGTTGAGGTCAATGTTCTTCGTTGACCACTCGTTGATGTCGCGCTCTGTCGCGTGCTTCTGTTGGTATGGTTGCCATTCGACGATAGGGACTTTTCCTTTTCCCCCAATAGGTATCACTGAGAATTTGTGGTTCTTGAGTTTATTGGCTGTAGCCTTGAATGTCGATTGATTCATATGTGCCCCCTTTGGTTTTGTCGATAGTTAATAGTATATCACTAATTCTCTTGCGTGGAGATACACAATATGATATAATTTGCATGTGGTTCTCCGTTCTTGCTTCGTCGGTGTTTCTGCTTCCTGTGTACCTCTTTTTCGGAAAATGTCACCTAAATTTGTAGGTGGCATTTTTTATTTCGCCACACGTTCAGACATCGGTATATAGGCTTTATCTTTCTTGCTGAGCAACTGGTTGACAACTATCCGTATCTGCTTGGACATATCTGACCCAACACGCTCGGCATACGCCTCTAACCGTTTGTGTGTCTCTTCATCTAAATAAATTGTAGTACGTTTCATGTCTATCACCTCCCTAGGGACATACAATAACATACAAAGTACCCCCTTGTCAACTAAATTTTTCATGGTATAATAAAATAAGTTGAGGACTATGAAAGGCAGGCACATTATGAGGGATAGGCACGATTACACGATGAAACCCGCGGCAGAAATGGAAGTTTTTAGAACACAGAAAGAACTTGAGGAATTATTCTATGCTGGGTACAACAACACGCATCCCGGAGATGATAAGTATACGTCAGAAGAGATGCACAGAGCCCCAGAAGTGCTGACACATGAAGAGGAAATCGCTCTGATGGACAGCTCTCTTGAGAATACACTCAGTGTAATGAACGTGGACGACCGCGACAGATATTTTGAGCTTGTGAATATACCAATTACGGGGCGTGAGGCTGGTGTCGTCTATAATACGAAGATAGACTTGATGAAACTGGCGTTCCACCATATGCAGGGCATATCAATGGAGAACTCAGCGAGTCTAATGCGCGTAAACATGTCCGCTATTCAGAGGGCAAAGAACAGCCCACAGTTCAAAACACTTCTGGCTATGCTCACACAGGCGGCTGTAACAATGGCGCGTACATATATCAGTGCGTCAGTTATACGGGCTACCAAGGTTATGGCTTCACTACTGCGCAGTGATAACGAGAAGATTAAGTTCGCCGCCGCAAGAGATATACTGGACAGGGCAGGGCTCAAGCCAGTAGAGGTTTCCGTGGTGCAGAACAAATCAGATGCGGCTAGTATGAGCGACAATCAGTTGATTGATATAATGAGAAGGGCACTTGACGAGGGGGCAATTCATGACGACGGCAGTAACCCATAATGTGAGTCCAGCCGAAGCCGCCCTGCACGTTATGAAGAACAGGGCATGGAACGACTTTTATTTCTTTGCCAAGTATGTGCTACAGAATGAGCTGATGGAAGAGAAACCGCACAGGGAACTATGCGACTTGCTTACCTCTGGTGTAGATAAGTCGTACGTCCTTGGTTTCAAGCTACCTCCTGTCAATGTGACGGGGCAACGGGCGTCATTAAAGAAACTCATCATGCTACCGCGGGGTACGTTCAAGTCTACAGTTGCTACACAGTCCTTAGCAATATGGCTGTTATGGCACAACCAGAACCTGCGTATTCTATTGGACTCAGAGACACTGGGTAATGCTAAGATTTACCTAGCTGGTATCAAGAGTCAGATAGCAAACAATGAGATACTGCGGTCGGTGTGCACGAACGATATGGATGAGTATCTGCTAGAGCCGGATTACAAACTGGCTGGTGGTTTTACAGAAGAACAGTTAGTCTTACGGTACAGAACGAAAGTCGGCTTAAAAGAACCGACTATTTTTTGTTCGGGTATTGATAATGCGCGTACTGGTATGCACGTTGACGTTGTGTTTATGGATGACGTTGTGTCGGAGCGTAATGTAGGTACTGTTTCACAGCTTGAGAAGTCATATGACCATTACAAGCTGTCTAGGTCACTGCTAGATCCCGGCGGTCTTCATATCATAATAGGCACACGTTATCACATGGCAGATATGTACGGGCAGTTGATTGAGTTGCATAAAGACGATGATGTGAATGACATTGATAGCATGAGTATTATCGTGCGCCCTGCTATTAGTAAAGACGGTGAATTGTATTTTCCACGCAGGCTCACTGAGAAGTTCTTGGAAGAGCAGAGGAAAACACAGGGTAGCTATATCTATAGTTGCCAGTATATGCTGAGCCCTATTGACGAGCATAATGCTGTGTTTAAGAAGTCTGATATACAGTACTATGATGTTATTCCTAAAGAGAGTATCGTTACAAAGTTCATAGCAGTTGACTTTTCGTTGTCAGTTTCTCAGACGTCCGACTCTTTCTCGGCTGTTTGTATTGGGGTGACATCGAAACAGGAAGTATATGTTCTGGACTACGTGCTTGAGAAACTGACAGTACGGCAACAGATGGCGAGGATATTGGAGTTCTGGGCTGAGAATAATGAGGATAACAAGGTAAGGTCAGTCGGTATAGAGGTATATGCGGCGCAGAAAGCGTTGAAGTTTCAGTTACAGGATGAGATGAAGAGGTGTGGTGTGCATTTTAGAATAATACCACTGACGCATGGGGTCACAAGTAAGGAAGACCACATTACTACGAAGCTACAGCCTATTGTAGAACGTGAGGAGCTGTTCATTCGCCCTTATATGATAGAACTAATTAACCAATTACAGGAATATCCGAGGGTAAAGCACGACGACTTGCTTGATGCACTCGCCTATGCGGTCATGATGATGAAGCCGGGGGCATATGCGGGTGTAAAACAGACGTATAGGTACCAACCAAAGAGTAAAAAAACCGGATATTAGTACTGTTTTTGGTTGTTTTCACATAATAAGTGGTATATACTCTTGGTATTAGTACTTATATGGAGGTTTTTATGGGCAGACCGAAGAAAATGAACCCGTCATACTCACGAGATTTCGGAGAAATGGACGAAGAGGCAATATTAGAGAGAGTTGTTGCCGATATTAAGGCATCTGAGGACTTCAGAGCGCCCTTTATTACGAAAGCAGAAGCGGCGTACAGGCAGTTTAGGTCATATAAGGCGCAGGTAGAAGGGGAAGATACCCGTTCTAATCTGTATATCCCATATTCTTTTCATTTGGTACAGACACAAGCCCCAAAGATAGTAAATGCGCTCATCAATACCCGTCCGTTCGTACAGACGATTGCTATGGGCGTTCCGTCTGATGAGCGTGAGGCAAAATCAAAGAAAATGAACATGCTTCTTGACTATCAATTCCAGATGAGAATTCGTTTCGTTCCGTTTATGAACGATGCAGTCACATCAGCTCTCATTTTCGGTACAGCCATCACTCGTCAAGGGTGGGAGTACAAAGAAAAGCAGAAAAGGTTTAGAGTCCCTAGTGCGGTGCACGGGGTTAGGACAGGCGACTATGAAGAGGTGTCAAAGAAAGTCGTTGTGAAGGACGACCCATATGCACGGTTAGTTCCACTGAAAGACTTTTTCTACGACCCACTAGCGGTTACGATAGATGAAGCTAGGTACGCGGGTGAGCTGGAATACATGGACTATAACGAACTCGTTGCCTTACAAAAGAGTCAAGGCGTTGAGTTTAAGCACATGAAAGAGATACAGGAGAGCCTTGGTAAGAAACAGACCAAAGAAGTTACTCAGCTTAGTCTTATCGGTGCGGGCACGCCTGCAAGAACGGTACAAAAAGAGCTTGAAGTACATACATATTTTACAGACGACTGGCATCTTATCATTGTTAATCGTGAGTTTATTGCGCTTAGCGAGATGAACCCGTACTATCATGGAAAAAAGCCTTACGCACGGTTTGTTAATAACCCAGTGCCGGGCGAGTTTTACGGGATAAGTGAGATGGAAATAACAGAAGACCTGCAAGAAGAGCTGAACACGACACGTAACCAGAGGGTAGACAACGTGAGCTTTTTACTAAATAAGATGTTCACGATTATCCGTGGTGCGAATATTGACCCAGCACAGTTGAGAAGCAGAGCAGGTGGCTTTGTTGAGGTTGATGAGCATACAGATATCGCAGAGCTTAAATTCTCAGATATCACAGTGTCAGCGTATAAAGAGGAAGAGCAAATAAAGAGTGACATGGACTTAGTATCTGGGGTTCATGACACAGAACGTGGAACTACCACGCAACGTAGGGAGACCGCTACAACAATGAATATCCTAGCCTCTGCTGGTGGTGAAAGATTCAAATTGAAAGTGGCACTTATTGCATATGGGGGTGTGCATGAGCTAGTACAACAAATCATACAGCTTGACCAGCAATACATAACTGAAGAAAAGGAAGTAGTGATTCTTGGGTCGGACGGTGCTACCACGAACGACATTGTAAATATTGACGACATTATGGGGCAGTTTGACATCATTGGTGTGGGCAGTGCGGTTGAGCCCTCCATAAACAAGGACATACAACAAGCAAATATCACACAGCTCTATAGCTTATTGAAAGATAATCCACTCATTATTCAAGATAAACTGCTGAAGAGCATATTTGAGGTGTTTGGGTTTAAGAATGTCAGTCAATATGTACAAGAAGCACAACCAGTTATGGGGGGACAGCAGGCTGGTGGTGATATGTCTGCCTTGTCTATGAATCCAGCTCTAGCACAGGGTATGGCACAGACCAATAACGAGGCAGGTATGCCTATGAACTTAGGGGGTATGGCGTGAACAAGATACCAGAGGACGACCTAGCGATAATAAAAAACACCCGTGCGTATGATAAATTGGTAGGTCGATTAGAAGAAATACAAGAGTCAGCGCGCACTAAATGCTTGGGGTTGGACACAAAAGACCCAGCATGTGTAATTGAATTGGCGCACCAGCAAGAAAGATGGAGAATATCCAGAGAAATATTGAATTTATTGAAGTAATTAGTTGCTAAATTAAGTAATGGAGGATATAATAATGCCAGATGGTATGATAAACGACAACGCAGGAATATCGGCACCCGCTACTGGACAAGCTGATACTGTGACCGGAACTGTAGTACCGAGTTCTACAGACACTCAAACCACGACAACATCAGATGTAACGGACACCAAGCCGTCGTGGGCAAGCGAGTACCCAACTCCAGAGGAAATGTACGCCGAGCTGAAGAAGACAAAAGAGAGTTACAAGAATCTACAGTCTGTATGGACTAAAGACCACGGTAAGCTCTTAAATCAGCAGAAAGCGGCTACAGCCCCTCAGCAAGCAAGAGCAAATGAACTTGACCCTGTGGCACAAGCAGTTGAACAACGCCTTGCGCCTATACAGGATAAGCTACTTTTGTTTGAGATGCAGACCTCATTATCTACACTCAAAGAAAGCAACCCAGACACCTATGACAAAGTTGCCCCACAGCTACAGGAAATACTTGATGCTAACCCATCATTGTGGGGATTGGAAAATCCACTAGCCATAGCGTTTGAGATTGGAGAGGGTAGATTGTTTAAGAGGGACTTACCGGAAATTATTAAAAATTCAAAAGCCCAAGCTGATAA